TCATGAATCGGACTTTCTCCAGTAGTTCATCAAACATTTGTTCAACAGTAGTTCCTGGAGTAGCACCTAGCATAACAATACCTTGCTTCATTGTCTCAAGTACAGAGACAGCTTCTGGATCGTCACTAAGCTTGATGCGAGCATGAAATATTTTTTGCTTTTCAATTAGCAATTCTAATTTTTCAAAGTAATCAAGTTTTCTTTTTTCATCAAGAAGAACAAAGTTCATCGCTGATCTAAAACAAAACTGTTGTAGTTCCATCATCTCTTGGATGTTACCACGTACTAATTCAGATTGAAAGAAGCTCATACTAGCATTAATTTGGCACGACTTGTTTTTTTCATAAAGTTGAGTTGCTGTGCCTCGTAACGAAGTTTTTCCTTCAGAGGTTTGCTAATCAACTTTGACACATTATCTATTTCAATTTCATTTAATTCGCAATAGTGGATAACCGAATCAATGTAATTCATATCAGGATTGTGCAAGGCAATCTTTTCCACTTCCTGCGAAAATCTCGCAGATGTCATAAATTTATCCTCTAATAATTGTTTTTTCTCCATATCGTTCTTGATACTCCGCGATGTAACTCATTAACTTCATAAAGAATTCTTTCTTAGGTGGAAGCACCTTGACTTGAGTTTCGCCGTTCTCGCAAGCAACGATAGTTACAAGTTGTTTAACACTCAACCCGTAATTTTCTTGCAGCATACAAGCATATGCAGTTTCTTGAACAAAATAATCGTAAAGATATTTTTCACGCTTGGGTTCTGCAGCGGTTTTAAAATCAATAATAGATAATACGCCGTCAAATTCAGCGATACAATCAACACGCCCAGCCAACTCCAGGTGTTTGGAATAAAGCGCTGCTTCCTGTAAGTAAATATTATTTATGCGATCTAGAATATCTCTAGAATGATGAAACATTAGGACAGGAAGTGGAAATTTACTATACTTTTTTAAATCAAGATTGTTATTGAAATAGTCTTCAGCAATGGAATGATACTTAGTCCCTCTACTAGTAGATCTTTGAGAGATGTTGTCTGCTTTTTCTTTTCCTACACGGGCACGCCATTTAGCAATGCCCGCCACCTTATTTTTATTGTTGCTAATCACAGTGGTAACAGATGGAAACTTATATCCTTCAGGTGTAAGATACATACGTTTACCATCCACCATTTCAGCAGACATTTCAATAGGATCTAGTCCCACATGATTAAACAACTTCATAGACCAAGATTAATTTTGTTAATAATATAAGACTTGACAAGACCAGAACGAACGATGTCTTCAATACTAAATTCAATCAAAGAAAACTCAGGCATCTTCTGTAAGATACGTTGGAAGTCTAGGATTCCAGAACGCTCACTAATCTTTTGTAGATCAGTTTGTGCAGCATCGCCACAGAAAACAATCTTACTATCTTGACCAACACGAGTAATGATTGAATCAAGTTCGTGAAAGTTTAGGTTTTGACATTCATCAATAATAACAATTGAATTGTCAAGAGTAGTGCCACGAATAAAACTAGTAGACCAGAATGAAATAGTTTCTTGTTGCTTTAGATTGTCATACAACATATCATATGCTGCATCATCTGGCATTTCAAACATGGATTGCACCATATTTTTATATGGTATTTGATATAGAGATGATTTATCTTCATGATCTCCAGGAAGGAATCCAATCTCTCTAGTAGCAACCAATGAACGAACAATATAGATCTTTTCATATGGTGTATACTCATTCAAGACATCTTTAAGTGCCTTGTAAAGAGCAACAAAGGTTTTACCTGTGCCAGCAACACCATACGCATAGATCATTTGACCTTTGTCCCACTCATCAAACATAATTTGTTGATTATGAGTAAGAGGTTCAACTGGAAGCATATATTCTTCACTAATAGGCTTGCGTCTTTTCTTTTGCTTATTAGTCATACCTTGTCCAGGTGCTTTCGTAGTCTTTTTTCTAACTGGCATATGTTTAACGATACTTATCGGTAATAGTTTTGTTTCGTGGTGCGTGCTTGGCAATTTTATTTTTCATGATGTCATGAAATCCAGGATGAGTTCTGCTCATCTTGTCTTGCCAATCACCTACCTCTCCAGATGCAGGACATGTAGATGGATCACTCCAGTCTCTAGTCCAGTCTGGATTGTCAGTCTTCCACTGATCCCAATCATGGACGCTGAGTACAACGTCCTTTTGCTCACCAGTTTTAGTATTAATTACAGGGTATGTCGCCATCAGTTCCACTCCAATGCTTCAGCACAAATAGGGAATTGTTCAGCGAAGATTTCCTTACACTGAGCAGCAATGTCCATGTGTTCCTTCTGGGTGCCATGGGCACTGCGTAGATCTATATAGTGCATCCAAGAACGCACAGATCCTGACATATAAATGCGAGTAGGAGTTGCCAGAGGAAGAACAAAGCGAGCACACTCTTTGGCAATACCTAGATCAAGCATTTGCTTGTAGATATCCATAGCACTCTGGAAGTGTCGCTTGATAGTGATCTCAAGTTCTTGTTGAATAAAAGGATCAACATCATCAATACTATTCTGGCGGTTCTTAGTATCCTGACGACGAAGATCAAACAGAGGGATCTCATTTGCCAGCATAGAACTGTCAGCATAACGCTGAGAAAACTCTTGGAATGTAAATGAACGATGTCGCAAGATTTGAGCAGCGATACCACGATTTGTTTCAATCTCAAGAGTCATGAATGCTTGCTCAAACACAGACCAATGGTTGTGTTTGATGCAATACTTCAGAAGTCCAGCGACGTTAGGATTCTCCTGATTGTTGGGGTTGCTCACTCTCGCTACGTACCCCATCGTTTTCTCCGCCTCGGGAGTCACTTGTACCAGGCGCACTGACCCATGTTGTTGCTTCATTCTTAAATCCTTTACTAAGTCGTTCACGTTTTGCTGCGAGATCTTTTCTAGCAATATAAAGTGCCTTCTTCATGTACCAGATCTCTTCATCAGTATACAGCATTGGATTCTTATCCGCAAGCTTAATTGCTTTCTTTGCTGCTTTAATTGTATCTTTATATCTCAAATTTCTACCTCCTGCATGTAAAGATAATTTTTAAAAGCGTTTTCAATACCTTCAGTAGATTGATTTCCTTGACTTACCCAATCATGACAAAATTCATAAAGATGTTTTCCTGTCTTTAAATTAAAATACTTTTCTCTCAATGCAAGAAAAGATCTTTGTCTAAGATCCATACGTTGATCACTATAACGCCAATCAATCTGGGTATCCATCATCATCTCCAGAGTCGTAATTAAATCCAAACTTACTTGAGTCTTGTTGCAACTCAATTTTATAAGAATTTATATCAGAATAAACTTCAGACTCTAAAGTATTTACTAGAGATTTAAGATTTTTAACAATAAGTTTTAGTTTATCCTTGTCCATATATTTATGGTATATTCATGGACAATTATATCATAAAAAAAGAGGGGTTGCAATAACCCCTCCAGTATTCATTTGTTGTAAGTGCGACCACGATAGCAGAAAGTTCCATGAGGATCTTCTACTTTAGTTTCACAGAGTTCGTAAACCACACCACGATATGCAGTGTGAAGAATCTGTGCGTCATGGACTGCAGATGCTTTCTGAATCTGCTTTTTAATGAGAGAAAGGGTGTTCATGATTGTCTCCTGAAATACTAAGGTTAATTAAAACCCGTTCCTTCAGTCGTTTGCGTCCCAGTCACAATCTTTTTCAGTTGCATTTTTTACTTCAGATACAATCTCATTCTTTACCAAATTAGATAAATCATTATGATTCATAGCATTTTCTACTATGATTTTAGCATCTGAACATTTTAATCCAATTAAAAGAAACAATTGAAACATAGGATGAACGATTAGAGTGATTTTTTCAGCTTAGCAAAATTCGTAAGAGTAATAAACCATTCTAATTGCTAATGCTCCGTTCCGCGACTTACTTGCGACCCACTGACGTGGGTTGAACGACTGGTATATTCTACCATTACTATATATTCTTGTCAAATAGTATAAATTTATACCATTTTTATTTTTTCTTTTTTTCTTTAGGATTCTGCCATAGTTTTGGATTTATTCTACCTTGTGTTTGAGTCATATTAACTAGATCATTACGATAATTATCCCAATAGTAATCAAAAAGTTCTACTTGTTTCTTACCATAAGATATATCAAACTTGGTAATACCATCTTGAAGATATTCAATCAAGTATGCAGTATAAGGAAGACTACGATCATCTGCAAGAGATGGGTCGCAGTCTTGATGAATTATCTTCAAGAACGTCCTCCCCAATTGATCTGTGGGAATGCTTCTTCAACACATTGTTTGGTAATTTTCCAACGTTTCCCAATTTTTTTATCCTTCACTAGACAAAGAACTTCTGCTTCTCCTTTGTGAAGACCTTCTAGCAATTGAATGAATAGAGTCTCACGACGGGTCTGAGAGATGTTTGCACCGCCCTTGAAGAAGAGATAGAGCTTACGATACTCATGAAGAAGTTTCGTGTGCTCTGTCTCTTCTGGTGCCTCGTTAGGAGTGTATGGAACATCACCATCTGGAAGCATAGATATGATACTTTCATCAAAGTTAGCAATCAAAATTTGTCTGAGTGCTGGTGTATTATATTCCTGCAAAAGTTTTATTTTTTCTGCTTTTGTTTTAGCATTACTAATCTTTTGCAGCACTTCATGCATTAATAATTTCATAACTTAATGTGTCTCGTAGAATTATTTATTAGTCATCATAATCTTCATCATCATCTTTTAAAAAACGAACAGATAACAGTTCTTCGTTGATCCATTGTCCTTCTTCATTTAACATTTCTGGATGTACGTTTTCTTGTTGCGTGGCATACATGTACTCATGATACTTTTCGTTTACTGTCCATCCAGCAAACACTCCAACACATAAAAATACAAAAGAAAATGTTGCTGATAGATAAACTAACGTTGATTCTGCCATTGTTCAACTCCGAACTAATCTTTTTCCTTGTCCCACCAAAGTTCCAAGTTGAAGTAGACTCTTCTCTTTAGGAGGGTAAAAAACTTTGTAAATGCAAACCCATGAGAATTTCTTGGGGTTTCTTTAACTTCTTCCTTCGTTTTAGGCCCCCTTAACATGAGCTCCACACCTCTATTTATTTTGAGATCTTTCATTTTTTTGGAGAAGATACTAGGTTTTTTTGAACAAGAAACTTTGCAGTTTCTACCAAACCACCTATAGGTTCTCCATCAATAATAACATAAGGGAATCCAATTACATTTGGATATTTTTTATTGAGATCTAGACCAGTAAAGTCTTCACCTAACACCAAAATAGTATATTCAAGATTGGCACGAGCAAAAAGATCTTTCAACTTATCACAATAAAAACATCCTTTACTAGTGTAAGCAATAATTTCCATAAAAAAAGAGGGTCATTACGACCCTCAGTTTATCAGATTGAATTCAGTTTGTCAACCAATAGAAGGAGCAGTCATTGCTACAGGAGTAGTAGATGCTGCTGCAAGATCCAGAGGGAAATTATGAATGAATAATTTCAATCGTATTTTCTGTATTTGGATTTTCAGTCTCTCCAATTACTTTCAATGATTCAAATGCATTAGTATAAGTTCCTTTGCGATTAGTATCAAGATATTTAATTTTTAATTTGCTTGGAGCATGAGGTATATCGCAAGATTTGTCATATACAAACCCTATAATTTCGAAAGATCTTCCATGTCTTTTTTGAAGTGGATTATCAATCTCACAAATGTCACCAATTTTAAAGTTAATCATAATTTCAATGTTCTTGTAGGTATTCTATCATACTTTGGAGGATTTGGGTATTGTCTCCTACCAGCCCCAGTGC